TTGTGTGATAGATGCATTTTCAATATCGTTCAGCCCGGTAATCGCCCAACATGACCTCCTCTTGAATACAAGGGCTGATGATTCAGGAATTGGAGACATTCCTACTATGTTGTCTCCGTCTCCAGCACCAAATGTAAATTTAGCTCGTACATCAAAATTTGATTCATCTGCGATGTCGCTAAAACTGATTGTGTCTGAATCAGTAAGAACAGCTAGACGATTACCAGTAACAATTCCGAAATCTCCGTTTGCGATATTTTCGTCGATAACAAACTCAGACGCGGAATCGCCATCCCACTTTTGTACTTTCTGCGTAAGTATAAAATCAAGATGCACAGGCAAAGTAGGTGCTTTCCCTGTTAGTAAAATCAATTGGTTGTTAAACTGAACTGCTTCCACCTTAGAGGCTAATATATGTGGTATGGCAGACTCATTCGTACCAAGAATGAAATCTAAGTATATGGACAGAATTGGATCAGAAAGAAAACTAGTTTCGTATTCTTTCTCAATAATAGATTCACCATTCCAAAAGAGGATTTTGTCTTCTTGAACTAGAAGAATTTGATTTCGATCTTGTTGTCCAATTCCTGCGAAAAAGTCAGCACTATAAACTTCGTTTAATAGTAACTTTTCTGAAATGAGTGATTCACCATCTTCTGTTGTTAATACATGACTAAATTCATCGAGGATAAATCTTGTCGTAAGATCAATCTGAGTTGTATGCCCAAGTCTCGTTGTAACTTTGCCATCATCCATGCGAACATTTTTAGCTTCGCTTACAACACCAGCTTGAAGCTGAGTTGGTTCTTCTCTAGAAGCTAACGCATTAAATCCTGTGTCACCGACTTCTCGCATCGGATCATCAAGCTTTCCATATGTACGATAACGAGTCATTTCTTGAGTAGCTCGTAAATTTTGATGCTCATGTAGACGATAGTCGCTAGACCAGCGATGATGCCGACTATGGCATGAATTTGACCTAGTCCTATTGAGGCACAAGTGCCTGTGAATCCTGCTAGAAATGTTCTGTCCATTAGAGGTTTGTAATTACGAATTGGTTAAAATAATTTGATGATAAGATGGTTATCCAAAAATTCATAAAGTCTAATGGTATATTAGTTTCAGGCTGTTTGTATCCTGCGTACGATATCATGAAAAATTTTGATGATTCTTGGGGTTTTGGGGATTTTTTGATGTTTGGATTTGGAGGATGGATGGCTTCGACAGTTATTATTTTCATGCTTTGCATACCATTGGCTATGATTGAAGAATCTCTTCTGAAATGCCCAAAGTGCAAAAAAAGGGGAAACCACAAAGAACTGGAAAAATATGCGAAGGCATATTCGACTTGTGAAGGGCTGTGGCAATGTTGCAGTTGTAAGCATAATTGGTATCCAGGTGGTAGCCCTGAAAAAGGGGTTGAATGCCCAAAATGTAACAGGAAAGGTGGGACATTTTATTATGATGAACTTGTTCGTGATATTCATAAAAGTCCGCCAAACAGTTATTCTACATCCACTATCGAAACGCTCGAAAATTGTTTTAAATGCTCTTATTGTGGTCATGATTTTTTAAGCAAAGATATCGAGCAGGAAGATCAGGAGCATAAGAATAACTAGGCAAGTAATCATCTTTCCTCGTTTGGTTAGTGATTTGTATTTATCTTTGAGTAGTTTCAAATTCTTCATGGCTTCTGACTTGGGCGAACAGGGAATGGTGGATTGGTAAGTCCTTTTTGGACTTCTGACTTACTGCATCTCCGGGCGACAAAGATTGGAATCGCGAGGTAGCAAAGCAGTCCAATGAATGCAAAGATAAGGATTCGTTTAATCGTAGTTGTGAAAGATTCAAAGCCACTAGCGTGTTGTTCCATACCTTTCTCAATCAGAGTTTCGACATCTCCATGAGTAAGTGCGGATATGGTCTCCCTTGCTTCTTCAATCTCAGCGTTACCTTTTGCTACCTCCCCTATTAAAGCTCCACTACCAGCACCAAGAGCTGATCCAGTTGGCCCACCTAATGAACCAACTCCACCGCCTACCACAGCTCCCATAGTTGGATACCATTGCTTCATCGAGCAACCTGTGAGCAAGAGTAATGGAAGGAGTAGAATCATGGAAGAATAGGATGCCTGGCATCCGTAAGTCTTGAGTCGTTTCCTTTAACGACTTGGGTATCAGAGGCATCTCCTGTTGTTGCCACATCCTTTGTTGAAGCAGTTCCAAGATTGCTTATGGAATTTCGTTCAGCGGTTGTAATAATTGCACCGCTTCCGGCATTTGTTACATCACTATGTTGTGTTACTGATCCCGATCCATGACCAGCTCCGTCGGATGAACTGATTCGTGCATCTACAACTGTATTAAAATCAGATACTACAGAGGCTGGAATCGTTCCCACATGGTTGTCACGATTTAATAAGTGAGCGTCTGTCTGATTAGCAGTTGCTCCTTCTGCGATGCCAGCAAGTTTTGTCTTCTCATCTGCGGTCATCTGATCGGTAAGTAAATTACCAATTTTTAATTTTTTTGTTCTAGTCTCGCTGACATCAACAATTGGAATTATATCCTCAGCATCAAAAGTTTCTGTAATCGGTAACTGCGATATTTTTCTGTCCGCCATAGCTTAAATAGTTTGAGTGTTTTGTTTAGCGACTGCTTCTAATTCCTCTAGCTCTAAAGGGGTAAAAGGGGTTTTTTCTAAATATTCAGGATGCTTGAATAAAAACTTTCCAGCTTTGGCGCAGTAATGGATGAAATCTGCTTGTTCTATATTCTTCAGGGCATCAGAAAGACCATTCCAGTTCCATGTTAACGGGTGAAATTCCAAATCTGATGTGTGTACGATTGCGTTTAGAATATCTTGATCGCCTTCAAAAGGGCTTCTTTCTTTAAATGGAAATCTTTTTGGCGTTCTTTCCTCCCATTTTCTAAATGCCCATTTTCTCCAGTTTTCACGAATTACAAGTCTAGCTTTAGCTGAACTAGCCCAAACCCCTGAGTTGAAGTACTGGTATTGGTCATAACCATAGAATTTAGCTTTTCCGTGATATTCCCACGCTCTTCGTAATGCTTGCAAAGGCTTATGCCAACGACCTAGATAATCAATTAATTCACGGACTGCACAAAAGTCACCTTTGAGGTGAGGTCGTATGTCTGAAGCGTTTTCCTGAGCTATAATATCTGTGTCTACATGAATGACATAATCGTATTTGAGTAGCTCATCGCGACACAAAGCCATCGACCAATAAAACCTCATCCGACCATCCTTATCCTTTGGGATTTGGTTCTTCTTAAAGGTGGGGGTATCCTCAAAGAGATAGTCAATACCATGCTTCTTCGCATACTTTGTAAAAGAGTCAACTGACTCTTTTACAATTCTTGGCTTTGGAGAATCTACTGGATCACCTTGATGATTAGTAGGTACATAAACCTGATAAATTAAAACCTTCATCAGAATGAATAGCCTCCTAGTTCAATATCTCTAGCAAAGAGCTTTGCTATTCTTTCTGCCAATTCATCATCATAGTACAAACGATAATCCAATCGTTTTGATGTATTAAGTTTTGGTGGATTTTCTAGACCTGTGAACTTGCAGATTTCTTCAAGTTGGTCTTCCAAGCGAAACCATTGTCCTTCGCCTTGTAGCCACGAATATTGATCTTCATTGTAAGACCAGGCTCTCTTAGTTTCCTCGTTGTATTCTGTGGATTTTGCATGATTGTCTACAAAGTAGCCACCTTCCATCCAAGCTCTCTTAAAACCTTGATTAACTAATATTGGATGATCGTAGTTAGCCCATTCGCTTCCCAGCTCTTTCTTAGCTCTCTCTAAACTAAATGTGTAAATTGATAATGCTCTATCCCAAGGGTTTCTTAGTAAAGCTATTGGTGTAAAGCCTTCAAATCTTGAATTATTTTTAAAGTAGCTCCACTTGTTATGAACAACATCTCCTTTAGGAAAGTAATGCTCTACCTTTGCTTTAACACGATTTTCTAGTCTACTATGAAATGATAATAAGCCTCTATCGTCATACCCCATATCGGTGTAGTTTGCTTGTAAACTTGTTCCGGCATTTTTCGGAACATGAATAAACATCCACTTATTTTGCTCGCTATAT